ACAAGTATTTGCTCTAGCGTTCCAAACTGATCGATACTATCAATCGAGAACGCGCCACAGTAATCTGCTGGCATATTATGCCAATGTTACTGTGAGGCTTCCTGATGCAATCTTAAACAAATCGCCTGTTTCTATGGTCTTGGATGCATCTAGTGGTGTGTGATACAAAAGGTTGCCAGTAGTAAGAGCATCTAAGATTCCAATGTGGCTAACTGTTCCCCATGTAGAAGTACATTGTGGGAAAGTAATGTCAGCAGTCGTGGTAGATACTCCGTTACTAGGCGCACCAAATGTAGCTGATTGGCGAGCATACGATCCACCACTTACCTCTGTACCTGATCCAGCATCTGTAGGATCGCTTGTATAGAGACCAACATAGACTACAGAAGGTGAAGTAAAGGTTGTTGCTCGTAGAGTTGCATTAATAAGTGCGTTCTCTAGGTAGTTTGACATTTCAGCCATGGTATTTCCTTATCGTGAAGTTACTCGCATTTGTAATGGAACACCCGAATACTCGCCATTTTGATCTGCATCGGATATGTTTTTAATTGCTCTGTCGTACAGGGTTGCCCATGTCTGACTTCTTGCATCGTTAATTAAGTACGGCTCTGCTTCTAAAAGAGAGGCATAGAGGAGAGCATCTGGATAATTAGCAAGAAATACATTGCTTGCATTACTAGTAGACAATACAGTAGGTTTAGCATAATAGAGGATCTCCAATGTATACGCTGTATCTGGCTTTGGTGCTAACTCAAACTCAGTTGCCAAGATTGTGTAATAAATTGGTTTACCACTCTCGTCTGCCGGAGCATCCCTAGTAAATAAACTAGGAGACATATAAGTAATGGGGTATCTTGGGTTGCCTTGGATATGTAAATCCCGAATCTCTAAGAAGTTTGTTGGTAAGGCTACTTTGCCATCACCACTTACTGTTAACGCAGTAGCTGACTGTAACATCTGCCGAGTGCGTAAATCTCTAGCCATGCGTAGCTCTGCAAAGCTAATAAAATCGGGGATAACCGATGTTAAGTCTGATCGACCTAAGTAGTTAGCCACCGATGCTTTGAGATCGGTAAAGTTTGTGTAAGCCATGATTTCCTAATCTTTTGGTAGTTCGATGTTATGCCATCCATAAACATACTGTCCAATATGCTTTATCTGTTTGGATAGATCGTGGTCTACCCAAGTATCAACTCCTATATCCTTTGCTTTAATGCAAAAGTAAATGTCCTCGCCTAGTATCTTATTATTTAAAAGTTGCTCAAAGAAAAAGTATGGTTTTTCCATCTTTTCAATAACACTTCGCTTAATTAACATAATTCCGCAGCCAATTCCATCTACCTTCTCTACACCTGATTTGGCATTAGAGTAAACCGCTAACCAATCTACAGATCCATCATCGTTTATATGGATATTTCTAGCTGTAGGACTAACAGGTTCTGCCCTTGTAGTTGCATTGACTCCAATAATATCTTTATTGTGAGACATTAATATTTTTAAGGTATCTTTTGGAAACCTCATATCTGCATCTACAAAGAGCAGATAATCTGCCTTATTTTCTAGTGCTGTTTCTACCAGTTTGTTTCTCTGGTCAAATATTAGTGTTCCAGCACTCGTAAACAGGTCTATATCGTGTTTTGTGGTCTTAATGGTATACGCACACATTGCTACCAAATCAAACGCTGTAGCGACCTCCATTTGCCCTCTAGCAGGCAATAAAATAGCGATCCTCATACTTGACCGCCTCTCGTTCTAAAAACCCTATTCTCAGGATCATTTAGCCAATTCTTTAGGGCTTTTTGATCGAGAATGTAATAACCTCGCATGATGCCTTTTTGATTTAGCATCTCAATAATTTCTGATGGTAATGTTGCTATTTTGTTCTTTGGATCGAATGGAGCATCACCCCATCCTGTTTTTTCGCTGCGCTGATTGAATTGATCTTTTGTGTGATCTATAAATTCTGTTAAATCTGTTTCTGTCTTAATAATAAGACCGCCTTCGCCATCTGCGTAGGCTGTTTTTATTACTCCATCTACTACACCTAAATTACCTCGTTTGCCGAGTTCTGACATAAATACTCCTAGAAAGGGGGTGGTTTTTGTCCACCCCCTATTCTACAACTTATCTAGATTTTATCAAGACAAGTCAAATACACCGCCATGTGCTGCTTCGTTGCTTACTTCTAATGTCAATTCAGCCAAGATTTGCTTCTTGTCGGCATCGCCAACACGAGCAATATCATAGGTCTGGAATGGGCGCAGATAAGCCAAAGAAGCATACTCTGGATCAAGGATCAGAGCATCACGAGTACGCATAAAGCGATCTGGAACGATCTGCAATACACCAAAGTCGGATTGATACAAATCAGCACCGGCTAGGATCGTTGCTTGACCATTTGTAGGCACTTGATAGCGTTGTGCTGCCAAACCTGTAAAGCCTGATACTACTTGCTTTTGTGCAGGGCTAACAAACAATGCTGATGGTGTACCACCGCTTGCAAACACTTTAGCGATAACATCTTTGAGGATGGTCTCAGTAAATGCACGAGTTGTACCATCTGTACGAGTAGAAACACCAAGGGTTGTTGGGTCTACACCAGTAACGGAAGTACCATTCTTGCTTGTGTTGGTCTTGATGTAAGAGAGCAAAGAACCCAATTTACGAGCATTACCTGTCGATGCTGCTGTTTGACCTTGGTTAGCTGTAATAATGGTTTCGATGTCTCGCTTCATTTCAGACGAGGCTTTAGCCATTTGGTATGCCATCTCAGACTTACGACCAGCAAGGTCAGAAGCCTGGAGAGTGCCAGAAACCATAACTGTCTTACCAACGATCTGGGTGTAGTTACCGAGACGAGTTGTTGGAGTAATAGTTCCTTCTGTTGCAGTTGCACCTTCAACTAAAGCATTAGCTGTAGTAGCTGCTGCAAGGCTGTCTGTTTGCCACTCATGGTAGACAGAAGTAGCTTTTGTCTTACCAATAGATGACATGATTGGGGTGTCTGTTGGGCTGATGTTATAGATAACATCTGTTAAGTCCTCACGAGCACCAATTGCTGAAAAACGATCATATGCTGCCATAATAAATTTCCTTTATAAGAATCTTTCAAAAATACGAGCTGCATCCCTTTTATTTCCAGTTTTTTGGAGGGTGGCTCGTTCCTTTTTCATTGCTTCGGTTTCAGAACTCTGCGGATTAGATGTTCCTGGTCTAAAAGTCTTAGGCGCAGTAGCGACTTTTTTAGTAGCTGCTCCTTTATTTGCCATCAACTTTTCATACTGCATTGCTTTGTAAAGTGTTTGCACAGCACGACTGTCATAGACTTGAGACAACTCTTGGTCAGAGAAACCGATAGATTTAGCATAGTTCCGTATATCCCTACGGACTACTTCTGCTTTCACCTCATCCTTAAACTCAGGGATGGCTTCTACTAACTTCTGTTGCTCTTGTTTGATATGCTGTTGTAGAAGTGCTTGTTGGTGAGACTGTTGTTCTTGTTGAACACGCTGTTTCTCCATCTGCACCGCTTGCAACTGCTTATCTCGTTCCATCTTCTCTGCCATAGCAACTGCGTAAGCAATAGGATCTTCCGACTTTAATGATGCTAAGTCTTGACCTTGGTCTTGCTGTTGTAGCAATTGCTCTATGACTTGGAGTCGTTGGGCATAAGTCTCACGAGTCTTTGCTGCTTCATCAATCTTTATTCTTTCCGCTTCTACAGACTTGCGTTGTTCCGCTAAAGATTGAGTTTTTTTCTGATAATCGGCAGTCCTACTGTATCCATTTAAAAGTTCATCAAGGCTAACTTCCACTTCTTCACCAGAGACTTTAACTCGGTATCGTGGTTGTTCCTCTACAACTTCATCCTGGCTATCAGCTTCTTCTGCACTTACATCTTGCTCCTCGTACTCAGTATCAGCAGGATATTCTTCTTGCTGATCTTCACTAGGTTCTGGTTGGGCTTTCGCCTCCTCCGCTTGTGGTTCAAGAAAAGACATAAA